GAGCCTTTTCCATAAAATACTACAGGAACATTTTCCACTGGCTTATCTTCGCCAGACGCAGTTTTACCATCTGCTATTGTTACTAGACCATACAGGACTTGGTTACATTTAACCAATGCCGATGCAGCAGCCTCTGGGCTATCTGTACCAATTTCCGTAATCTCATTCTTGGTTAGCTTACCACATTTGAAGCCTCCCTCTGTATCAGGAAATTGATCGTTGAGCTTGGCTTGTTGCGTAGTGCGAACTGAATAAGCACCCTGCTCATTATCCCACAAGCTGTACATGAACCTTCTGATAAAAATCCTAAAGCTAACATCTTTACCAAATACTTTCTCCTTAGTTGAAGGATCGTATAAAGCAAAATGACCTCTAGGTAGGGTATTACCCTCATCATCTTCTGGTGCATGATTGATTGATAGTCTAGATAGAGAATCTCCACCTTCAGGCTTATCTTCTCTTTGACCAATCAATTCTGCCAGTTGGTCTGCAGACACTTTATCCAAATCTTTTGGAATTACGAGGTCTGTATTCGCTGTTTCTAGTTGTGTCATATTATTACTCCTTATGAGTTGACTTACTACTATTATATAGAGGATATTAAGATAATGCAAGTATTAATTTGAAAAAATTTCCTTAGTATCCAACCAGTTGCTTCCGATTTTAATTTCAATGCCTACAGGCATATCATACTCTATTCCCCATCTTCTCTTGGCTTGCTGGGGTATGGAAAGCATACATTCTTTGACAGTTTCAATTACTTGATTCTGTTCATCAGGATGTACATCCACTACTATACTATCATGTACTGTATTACAAATCAAGGATTTAAAGTTTTTATCTTTAAAAGCCTTAGAGGTTTCGACAAGTGCAGACGGAAGTAAATCTGCGGTAGCAAAACCCTGTACAGGATAATTCTTTACGCTAGTGCCATGCGTTATGCCTCTAGCTGTTCTTCTTACATAGGGAAATCTGTATTCCCTACCTGACGGAAGGCTTACATACTTATATTTCAAAGCCTGTTTAGCCAAGTCTAAATGCCATTCTCCTATCTGAGGATATATTTCTGTAAACTCAGAATAGTATCTGTGTATATGTGTAGGCAATCCCATTCCTGTAGCCCCATATAAAGGAGCAAAGGTATGGGCTTTTGCATTTTGCCTTTCTTCTGTTGTTATATCTTCTTTATCTTTACCAGTTATAATTGTAGCAGTCAAGTTATGGACATCTACGCCCCCCTTGACATTTGAATAAACATGACTATCTTTACTTAGATACCCTGCTACTCTGTATTCTAGTTGAGCATAATCTCCTTCTAATATGTGACCCCCATCAAATCGAGAAACAACAGCCCTACGAACTGGAAAAGTCTTACCTCTAGGCATGTTCTGAAAGTTAGGACTCCTAGAAGACAACCTACCAGTACTTGTAACACACTGCATGAACTGGGGATGAATACGATCACTATAATCTAAATTCTTTTCTATACCTTCTACGAAAGTTTTAAGGTAGGTTTTTATTGCATTAAATCTTAGGTATCTTTCTATAAAAGTAAATGCCTGTTCGTTACCTCTTTCCCTATATAGCGAAAGTGCATCTGCATCTGTTTTAAATCCTTGAGTACTACAAGACATAATATTAATAGGGGATAATTTAAATCCTGCTATATTATCCAAAGGAATATATCTTATACCTTTTCCTGCACAGGGTTTACAGACAAACCTAGCCTTGCCCCAAGTACCATCTTTTCTTTTCCTAGATACCTTTCCATAACCACTACATATATCGCATCGTTTAGCCTCTGTTCTGTATTGAATTATTGTGTTGTTAGTTATTGCTCTTTTAAATTGAGCTTCTGACATAGGTGTTCTACGCTTAGGCTTTCTTGTGTTGCCTCTAACCTCATACCCTAAATTAAAGATTTGAGCCCAAGTCTTTTTATTCTTTACTCCTCTGCTGAATAAAAGTTTTGATCTATCTTCTGGACTGGCTAAATTAATAGGCGTATCTCCCATAACTCTCTTAATTTCTTCATTAAGAAATCTTTCTAATTTGTTAGCTTCTAAAGTATACTCCTGTTTAACAGTTTCTAAGGCTTGGCGGTCTATCTTAATGCCATCCTTCTCCATCTCTGCTAAAACTCTAGTTACCTCAAAAGACAGGTACAATGTAGGCTGCAATTTGCTCAATGCTCTTACCCTCCTGTTTTGCCTGACTCTGAGCCACCTCGTAGGTAGACTGCACATCAGCAATTCCATATTCTTCTACTATCTCATGTGGTATTATATCAAAACCCATACCATCTTTCAAGTACTTTTCTAAAATATCTTTCTTTTTCTTTGTAGGGGTTTGGTGTCTCCTACAGCACTCATCCAAACTTAGAGGAACTTTAACTCCTCTAGCCCACACATAATCAAAAACCATAGTATCATATACAGCACCAGAGTACTCAAAGCCAGAAGCAAACAACCACTGCAAATCAAATTTAATATTGTGACCTAGTAAAACATCTGTTCTATCTAGTACTTCTTGGACTATCTTCATATTGTTTTCTGTAGGCTGTCTATCTGCATGATAAAACCATACATATTCTACAGGCTTATCATCTTCTTTATATCCTATAGATACCAGTTGATTACCTTCTACATAAGGTGAAGGATCATTTCCGCCATTATGTTTTACTGAGGTAGTTTCTACATCTAATGTTAAAATCATTTTATCTTTACTCCTCTCTCGGAAATAAAAGTATAGGTGTGTCTTCACCTAACCAAGCACCTAATATATTAAAATCAATCCAGTCTATAGCATCATCTTTTGACATACTTTCTTTTTTCACAAAAACTTTTATTAATTTATTATAATCATAAACTAATATAGTTTCTTGACCACACCTTACACCTTCACCAACGATAGCTTCGTCACAACCATCCCATTTCTTCATTCGTAGTACCTCCCTGTAAGTTTATCTATCTCACAGACAACATGACCATGCCACCCAGATATCTTATTCTTAGACACATTTAGAAATCTCGTATCATCGTCTTCGCCAGGATTTTTACCTATACCTATTATGATATCTGCCTCTCCAGCTTTTCCTGTCTTAGAGCCATCAAGCATAGCAAAGTCTAGTAATTGCCTACCATGAGCATCATAACTAGCTTGAGATACAGCCCATACCATACAGAAGTTTCTTTTGGCTATCTCTCTTGCGTTCACATACAACTCTTTGAGGCGTTCATCTCCTCTACTAAACTCTCCATTTATTTTAACCTTGTCTAATTGGTCTACAAACAGAATATCTATTTTGTTTAGTTTAGTGAACTGATCTATCTCTGTAATATCTGAGCCCACAGAATCCATAATAAAAAGATTTTCTTCTATCTGTTTTTTATATACCTCTTTCATTTCAGGTAAGCTTTCTTGATAGTTATCTTTATGAACGTTAAAGTAGGCAGTTAATATTCTGGCTTTCATTCTTTTAGCGGTCTCTTCGTTCATTATATAGCCAATCCTATGCCCTCTGCGTATTGCTTCTGCAGACAGAAAAGCACAGAAAGATGACTTACCACTTTCAGGGCGAGCAAAGATAATCCCTAGATTGCCTCTATAGGTTCCTGCGACCTCATCATGTAGTGTTGTTAAAGGGAAGGGGAAATCAGGGTCTTCATCAAACTCCTGAAATAAAGTTTCTACATCTGTTTCCTCTCTCTGCATTGAAAGGATACCACTAGCAGAATCTTGGTTAATTATCTGGTCTACCATTTGGCGTAAATCGCCAAAGTTTGTAGACTCCCCATTCCATATATCTATTGCGGTTTCTCCTACCTTACGAGCCATCTCTCTTCTCCAAAACTCTGTTAAGGTGTCCATTACAAAATTAGGATCACCATCTACTTTTTCTGGTATTGATTTGATAGCCTCCTCTACAGCCTCTCTGGTAGAGTCTGGCATGGCAGGGTACAAATTCCTATGTACTAAAAATAAATTCTCTTTCGATAAGTCTCCTTCATACTTGGTATGATAGTGCATTATCGCATCAAAGATAGTTTTGTATTTCTTATCAAACATATCTTTGGTAACTAAGGCTTTCGCCTTTTCAAAGTTTTCCCTACTTAAAAGTAGTCCTATTATTTGTGGTTCCATATATATCTCCTAAAAAGGTTGAACCAATATACTGTTATTACCCTAAAGAGTCAAGTTCCCATTTATTAGCTCTATGGCTTAAATCTTCTTTTTCGCCCCTTACAGTTTCAAGGGGTTTCCCTTCATCATCTATTCTTTGTTGAACAATACTCATGTTCATACTAAAAGATCGTCTTTCTCCCTCTGAATAAAAAGGATATACCATGTGTATCAGGTCGGAAGGAAATATAAAGAAATCTCCCACAGTAGGCTTAACAAGGAAGGTGTGTGTGTGCATCTTGCCAGAAGAACCATGTAAAAACTCTATATGCCCTTTGCATGGATAGTGGTCTTTGTAGTCTTCTTCCCACTCTTTATCTATATCAGGGGGTAACTTTAAATACCCTACACAGGATAAATCGCACTCTGTATGTATGTGTGCAGGATTAAACTCTCCTGCGAATTGACGAACAATCCATGCTGATTTATAGTTTATAGTAAATCCTGTACCCTTGCTCATTTGTTTAAAATGTCTAGCTAATTCTGTCTGAACAAAATTTGATATAATATTATTAAAGACGTCTAAGTGTTTATTTAATTCTTTTGCATCAATTAAAAATTCCTGTTTAAGCTTACCTACCAGATGATCAGAATGATCTAATTCTTTACTCTTCTTCTCATCTTTTGCAGTTTTATTAGCATACTTATTTAACCTCTTAACTAAACTCATAGGTAGTTTAGCATGCATCATCATAGGTCCAAAAGGAAACAAAGGAGACATAGCTCCTTCTGGTTGATTTTTAAATTGTATTCCACCAGCCATTATTTACTCCTTGATTTAAATAAACGATTCCCAAACCAGAAACTAATTATAGCGGCAAAGACTGTTTGACTTTCAGAATCCCATGCCGCCAAAATAGAAGGTAGGAGGTCTTCTCCACCCTGTACTGCAAGTGTTACATAAGTAACTTTAACAAATGCAAATATACTAAAGAAGGCGTAGGTTATAACTGGTCGTACTGATGCTTGTAAAGCAGAGACAAATGGTGATTGGTTTGCTTTTGCTAATGACTCAGCATGTTTGTATAAGCCTTTTACTTCTTCAATGTCTGCTTCAGCATCCAGTTCTTTAAGTTTTAACCTACTTAATTCTGATGCGTATTTAGCCTTAGCCTCAAGCATCAAAAGTTCTTGCTTGTTAGCCTGTTTTTTTTCGAAGTAGCCCATAATCATGGGGATACTGGAGGTTCCAAAGCCGAGAAGGCTTCCTAATAATGATATCATGTTATGTCTACAAT